GTTATTTTATTGCTAATAATTAAATCAATGACAAGGTCGATAGCGACCTCTATTAGATTTACCTCTTCATCATCCATAATAAGCTCCTTAATTAATGTAGATTATTTTTCATAAAACCCTGCTCTAAAATCATACTCAACGACTCTAGAGGGGAACTGCAAGCCCAAAGGCGTGATAATGCCTACCGCACAACTAAACTTTGGGCTGTTTTCATTGCCTTTTGCATCTAAAAATTTACATCCATCAGGGCGCAAAAACTTTAGGCGGAAAGGCATTTCAATAAACGTATCACAAACATCTTTTAATTTTCTGCGATAAGCAACCTCGGGGTTGTTTGGTATAATCATTGCCGTTACTGTTCCGTGTTTTTTACACTGGTGAATTGCGCGATCAATAAAGGGGTCAATATTAGAAAATGGAGGGTTGCACCATGCAAGGTTATTGCCATTTATATTAACAATCCACTCATCAACAAAGCAATCCACTCCATTCTCAAGTGATATAAATTTATCCGCTTTTGCCGTAGCTTCCAAGCAACAAGCATCTAAGTCTAACTCTCTACCCAAAAGGTTTTCAAGTGAGCGAATGAACCACCATGGGGTTTGACCTAAGTCTTTTTCGCTTTCCGGTGTATTTGAATTTCCGTTCGATACTGCCATGTTATTTACTCCTATTTAGGCTCTACTATGTATCCATCTTTCTGTAGCGCTGCTATAAACGACAACGGAGATGTATCAAGGTCATCGAAAAGTCCGGAATATTTTATAGCTAGGTCTTTTATTTGAGAATCTATCTTATCTTGCTTTATCTGCTCTGGTGTTTTGGTTGGCAAAAACTGTACGTCACCAATAAGGAAACATTGATCCAGCACTTTATCATTACATCCAATGATAACATGAGCGTTACCAGAAAATTTAAGCGTGACATTTGTCCACAAAGCTGACTTGTTCTTTACATTTAATTTGCATCCGATAGGCGGCATTACATTATTATCATAATCATCTTGCGTATAAACCAAAGGCTTATCATAAATGCAATTCTTTTTTAATAGTGTTTTGTTTGATGTGTAAATACTGATCCTCTTACACATATCCTTATAATGAGTGTAATCTCTATATATACTGCACATCCACCCAGCTAGTTCCATATCTTCAATGCACTGGTTGTATTCTTCTATTGTGCAGATGTACTTCCAGATGCTCTGGTTTGCCGTGTGATGCACTAATAGCACTTCTCCACTGTTATAGCCGCAAACTGGCTTAATACAAACAGCTACTCTCTCAAAGGCATAATCCTCACCCTTTATTTCACCGCGACTAGCAATCACCGCCGCAACAATATTTTTATCTTTTTCTGAAATTTTCATAATTACCTCTATTTTTTAAAGCTTGACCAATTAAATGCGACCCATTGACCGCCGTTTTCTTGCATTCGGTTCATTATGCGAACACCTAAAAGGGCGCTTAATTCTTCCGAGTTTAAGTTCGTTAGCATTCCAGTTGGCTTTAAATGCCCTGTTCGCTGGTCAACTATTTGATTAAGCAAAAGCATTTCATTATCGTTTTTGCGTTGCAATCCGATTTCGTCAATAACCAATAAGTCTAATTTTATTAAGCTATTAATGAATTCATCTTCTGTTAATTCCGCTTTGTCACCGTAACACTTGCGCATTTTTATCATTAAATCGGTAATGGTAATTATTAAGCATGACTTACCATCTTTAATTAATTTGCTGCAAATTGCTGCTGACAAATGATTTTTACCTGTTCGGCTTTCACCACTCAAAATAAAATTAGTGCCGTTGTCTTTGTTAAAGTTTAGAGCGTAAAAGTGCGCAAACTGCCTTGCTCTTTTTTGCTCTGGCGTGTTAGCAATAAAATTATTTACCGTGCAATCTTGGTGTAATGGTAAAATACCAGAGCGCCCTACAAGCAATTCTAAGGAGCTTTTGCCTTTTTGCTTGACGAGTTCATCTATAAATTGCTTATTCTCCTCCTCGCGCTTTTTAAGCAGGTCTTCATAGGTTAATTTAGGTTTGTCACCATTGTCATTTTCATTTAAAAGTTCAGATAGTGTTTTCATGCTAACTCCACCCTTCCGGTTTTTTACTGAAATCACTGCTAATTCTATTTAGCGTTGATTGGTTGTTCGCTGGCTGATTTACTTTAACAGCAAGCTTATCAAACTGTTTCCTTAGTGAGTTGGCGCTTAAAATATTACTAGACCAAAATGTGTCCTGATTAGCCCACTCGAAAACCTTGCTAATCATAGCAGGATCTCGCTTATCGACTTCAATCATTAGCCTTAAAGTGTTAGCCCAAGAATCTAAATTTGGCCTTTTTAGATTTGGGTATAGAACTAACAACCTTGAAAGCATCCAATCCGAAATCTCCATGTGATAAGCGTCAAACTTATATTTACTTGGTTTAGCCTCTGGCTTAACAATAGGGTTTATATCTTCTCTATTCTTATCTAATCTATTCTTATCTAATCTAATCTTATCTTGCATGGGTTTTGCTGATTTTATCATGACTGAATCATGACTTTTTAAATTACCAATGATTTCACGCATTTGCGCATTGCTTGTCATTGATTTATCTAATCGCTTAGCAAGCTTTAGGCATGTAACAACCCCATCGTTATTCTCAAACAAACCCTCATTAACAAAATAAGTCATCATTTCTTGAACTTTTTGAACAGAACTGCCAGTATTTCTAGCTATGATTCTAGCGTCATGCTCAAGTTCAAACGTTATATTGTCGTTATCAACCTTTCCAGCAATAAGCTCTATGCAGTACCAATAAAGCCCGTAACCATCAAGTCCATAATCAAGCAATACATTTTGAAGTTTTGCGTCTTGGTTTGCATCTGTGTCGTGTTTAACCCATTTCATGAATTACCCCTCATCGCTATATTTTTCTTGCTCTGCTTTAACTTGGTCTTTTAATTGAATTACCGTTAAGTCAAAAACCTCAGCTAGTTTTTTAATGGTTGTGCGATGAGGCTTTTTAACATCATTATTAATAATATTGCTTATACCCATTGCGGTTACACCTGATTCTTTAGCTAGCTCATAAACAGAGTCAAAAGAATGTTTATTCATTAGTGATTTAATTGTATTACCGTACATACATAGTCCTCGTTTTGATTAATTTCGTTAAATGTACCTAACAAAAAAAGCCAAGTCAATATATATTTGCAATAAATACAGTAAATATTTAATAAATATTTATTAAATATTTATTAAATACTAGTTGACAGTATAAAATTCAATTGCTAGAGTTCAGTTATCCAAACAAAACAACCAACAGGATTAAGAAAATGACAACTAACAAAGTACAGGCATATTTAACAGTATTGATAATTTTTTTGATTGCTTTAATCATGGGGGAGCTTAGCTTTGAAGATGAACAGATAGAGCAAAGCAGATACTGCCAACGCATTACGAACGGTATGCCAGCTTACAACGAACGCATTAATTGCGATATTTTAAATAAATAAAGGAAATAAAAATGAAAGAACCAAAAATGGTAGAAGAGTTTAAGGCGACAGTAATCATAGTTATGTGCTCAGTTGCGTTTGCTTTTTATATAGTTGGATCACTTATCGCTGGAGGTGTTTTGTAATGAGCAATAAAACTAAATTTACAAAGGGGGATTGGTCAATTGAATATGGCAATCTTGTTGTTATTGGCAGCGTTAGATTTGAGTTTGAAAACGAACAACAACAAGTAAACCAAGCGATTGAGAAAGGTATTAATAAGCTTGTTAATTTTGCGATTGAGTTTAGGCCAGAAAATGGCAACCGGTTTAGCATAGATTTTAAGCCTAACAATGGTTATTCATTCTGTTATGTATGGAACGGTAAAGGAGAAGCATGTCGCATGCAGATTGTACACTTTGCACTCTCAATAAAAGAAATCGACGACTTTAATTTCAATGTTGAACATTTAATATCTGAAATTAAGCGCGAATATGGGTAGGAATTACGAGCAAACAAAAGTGTGCATTCATCGCGATATTTTAAATAAATAAGGATTAAAATATGAATAACGAACAGAAACAAATAAACGAGCAGAAACAAATAAAAGAAGCAGTTAAGAGAGGCATTAATAAAATTGTTGATTTTACTGTTGATTTTAAGCCAAGAAATGGCATTAGCCTCAGCGTAGATGCTAAGCCGAACTGTGGGTATTTAATATGTTACATATGGAATGGTGATGTAGATATACATTGCGTGAATTCTATTTATTTACCGCTCGATGCGAAATCAATATACGACTTTAATTGCAAAGTTGAAGCTTTAATAGCTGAAATTAAGTGTGTTTATAAATAGGAGCTACCATGGAAAACGAAATTATCACACAAGAAAATCAACGCTTACAAGTAAGCCAAAGTACGCCAATGCGATTGGTCGAGCTTGCGGTAAATCAAGGCGCTGACATTGAAAAGCTAGAGCGACTAATGGCATTAAGCGAGCGTTACGATGCCAATCAAGCTAAAAAGGCTTTTGATTTGGCTATGTCAGAGTTCCAATCAATTTTACCAGTAATTGAAAAAGGTGGGGTTGTTGACTTTGAAAGCTCAAAGGGTCGAACTTACTACACTTACGCAAAAATTGAAGATATTGCGGAGGCAATAAAGCCAGCATTAAAGAAAACTGGATTGTCTTACCGATTTACTCAATCGCAAAATGTAGAGTTAATTACCGTTCGTTGCATTGTCACGCACAAAGATGGACACTCTGAGTTTAGCGAGCTAACTTCTGGTCGAGATTCCAGTGGCGGCAAAGATGCGCTAAAGGGCATTGCTTCAACTCTTTCATATTTACGCCGTTATACTTTAACTGGGCTAATGGGGATTGTTGTTGGCGGTGAAGATTTTGATAGCGAAGATGGAACTGGCTTTGATATCAACCAAGAGACTCAGTGCTACCCAGATACAGAGTTTAATAAAAACTTCCCTGCATGGTCAAAAGTAATACAGGTAGGCAAAAAAACACCTGATCAAATGCTTACATATTTGCAGAAAAAAGGAATTGTGATCAGCCAAGCGCAGTTCGAACAACTAAAACAAGTAGAGGTAAAATAGCATGGAATTATTAAGCTTAGAGCAAGGCACTTTAGAATGGAAATTGTCTAGACATAGTCATTTTACAGCCACAGAAGCGGCGGTCATTCTTGGAGCTGGTAAGTACAAAACACGTAAACAGTTGCTTGATGAAAAAAGTGTTGAGTTTAAAGAAGCGGTTATCCCAAAATCAAAGCAAATTCTTTTTGATAAAGGGCATAAAGCAGAAGATGCCGCACGTAATACATTATCGATTGAAACAATGGACGATTACCTTCCTTGTGTCGGTGTTCGATATGACATTGAAGGTTTGCGCTTAATG